AACCCTCCTCCGGGACCCCTAATCTGGAGTCCTGAGACATGGTGCAGTTTTTGCAAAAAGGAGGCTAAATATGGCCGGTAGGGGTAAGGCAGCGGCTCCGCTGAGAATTTTGGAGATGCGCGGGTCGAAGCATGTCCATGATCGTAAGCCTTCGGAAGAGGTATCTATCTATTCCGGAGCGCCAAAGCCTCCGACCTGGCTCGATAAGGAGGCGCGTGCGGAGTGGCACCGGATTGTCCCTGACCTGGAAGCGGCCGGAATTCTATGCGAGGTCGACCGTGCAGCGCTATCTCTGCTATGTGATGCATGGAGCAAGTACTGCGATGCGCGCGAGATTGTCGACCGCGAGGGGCTTACGGTTGAAAGCCCGAAAGGAGGCACCGCAAAGCATCCCTGCGTATCCGTGATGACCGATATGCACGACCGGTGGAAGCGCATGTGTGAGCAGTTCGGGCTGACGCCGCAATCGCGGTCGCGCATCCGCGCGCCAAAACCGGCTGAGCCGCAGGATGGTAAGGGACGATTTTTTAAAGGCGGCAGCGCATGAATACAGATTTTAAGCCTATCGGAATAAAAATCGAATCAATCGGAAAACAACCATGTTTAAATGTATCCGTTCTATGGTGGGCTATGGCATGGTTTAGACTTTCAACTTATGTTATAAAAATTGGCATATGGATGGTGAGCCTTTTGCGTTGGGGAATTAATTTCAATGTTGTCGTGAATTCACAGGATATTGCCGATGGCCAAAAAGAAAACCGCTAAAAAACCGCGTAGCGCTCCGGCTGAGGATAAGCCGTCGCGCTCCGCCGCCTCTCGCACCCGCACTGCCAAACGCCGCGGGTGGAAGCGGCTGCTCTGTTTGCTGCCTGGATATGATCCGTACAAAAACGCAGAGGCGTTTTACTTTGACGAAGATGCGGCCCAGCTGGCGCTTGACTTTTTCACCGAGTGCCTGACGCATGCGAAGGGCGAGCTCGCCGGTCAGCCGGTCGTGCTGGAGCCGTGGGAACAATCGATTATCGCCAATGCCTTCGGTTGGAAGCGCCGTAGCGACGGCACGCGCCGCTATCGCAAGGTATTTGTTTTTGTGCCGCGCAAAAACGGCAAGACCACGCTGGTAGCCGGGATCGTGCTTCTCGGACTATTCGTCGATGGAGAGCCAGGGGCTGAGGTCTACAGCGCTGCGGCGGAAAAAGACCAGGCTAAGATTTGTTTCGACATTGCCAAGAGCATGACGATGGGCGATAAGGATCTGTGCGCCCGTGCAGAAATCTATCTCAATTCAATCGTGCTGAAAGGCACGAACAGCTTCTACAAACCGCTCTCCGCGGATGCGCACACGAAGCACGGCTACAATGCGCACTTCGTCGTGATCGACGAGCTCCACGCACAGCCAAACCGCAACCTCGTCGACGTGCTGGAGACGAGCGTGGGCAGCCGCAGGCAGCCGATGATTATCTACATTACCACCAGCGATTACGAGCGCGAGAGTATCTGCAACGAGGTCCACGGTTACGCTTGTAAGGTCCGCGACGGCCTTATCGACGATCCTCATTTCCTGCCCGCCATCTATGAGGCTTCCCGCGACGACGACTGGACGAGCGAAGCGACCTGGAAAAAGGCAAACCCGAACTATGGCGTATCTCTCAAACCTGAATATATGCGCGCAGAATGCGAAAAGGCCAAGAACACGCCCAGCTATGAAAACACGTTTAAAAGGCTTATGCTTAACATCCGCACCGAGCAGGCGCGGCGCTGGTTGCAGATGGATAAGTGGGACGCCTGCCCGTCGCAGATCGATCTTGAATCGCTGCGCGGACGGCCGTGTTATGGCGGGCTCGACCTCGCAAATATCAGCGATATTGCGTCGTTTGCGCTTGCGTTTCCGGAAGAGGTTGGTTATACTATAGTGGTATATAATTGGGCTCCCGAGGATACGGCCGAGGAACGCGAAATGAAGCAGGGCGTGCCATATCTAACTTGGGGGAAACAGGGATTCATCGAGCTAACGCCAGGCAACAGCATCGACTATCGCTATATCCGTAAACGCATCAACGAGATTTCGAAAATATACAACCTGATCGAGATAGCCTACGACCCATGGAATGCCACCCATATCGCCACCGAACTCGGCGAAGAGGACGGCTTTAAAATGATCCAGTTCCGGCAGGGATTTCAGTCCATGAACGAGCCCTCGAAGGAGATGGAGCGACTCGTCATGACCGGCATTTTAAATCATGGAGGCAACCCCGTGTTGCGTTGGCAGGCAAGCAACGTCAGCGCGAAAAGCGATCCGGCCGGAAATATCAAACCAGACAAAGAAAGTTCTTCCGACAAAATCGACGGCATCGTAGCTTCCATTATGGCCATAGGTCGGGCCATGGTAACTCCGGATCAGGTCAGCGTCTACTCAACCCGCGGCATCGAGTTTATCTAGGGGGTTTTCATATGCATGGAAAATGGCGTCTCGTCTGTACTCTGCTGTTTGCCGCCCTGGCGCTGGCGCTGGTGGGCTGGGGACTTTGGCTGTTCGAGCCTCGCCTCGTTCCGCTCGTCGTCGGCACGCTCCTGTGGTTTGATGCGTCGCGTTCAGGGGAGGGCCGAGCATGAGCCTGCTTGATTCCATTCTCGGTTCGTTCCCCGCGTCCGGGCAAGGATCGTCGGAGTCGTCGTTTATTTCGTTTGACATGGCCTCGCGACGAACGCGCAGCGGCGAGCGCGTCAGCCCCGAGACGGCCATGTCCCTCTCCGCTTATTTCGCCTGTATCCGCGTCATTGCCGAGGATGTGGGCAAGCTCCCGTTTCCGGTCTATCGCAGGTTGCCCGGCGGTGGCAAGGAACGCCTGCCGCAGCACCCGGCCTACAAACTTTTGCATGACCGGCCTAACCCGGAGAGTACGCCGATTGCGTTCCGCGAAACCGTCACCGCGCATTGTTTGGGATGGGGCAACGGCTACGCCGAGATCGAGCGCACCAACGGAGGCGAGCCGGTGGCGCTCTGGCCTATCCACCCCAGCCGAGTCGAGCCTAAGCGCGCGATAGGCGACAACTCGGAAATGCGCAACTTGCCGAAAGGATCTCTCTATTATCTCGTCCGCGCTGATGACGTCGGCATGCCTGCGGTGGTGCTGTTGCCGGAAGAGATGCTGCATATTCACGGTCTTGGAGGCGACGGCGTGAGCGGTTATTCGGTCTGCCGATTTGCGGCCGAGTCTATCGGCCTTGGCCTTGCGGCCGAACGGTTCGGATCGACGTTTTTCGGCAACTCCGCGCTGCCTTCCGGGATTCTCAAAACTGCCGGCAAGCTCGACGATGAGGCGCGCAAGAACCTGCGCGAAAGCTGGGGCAAAAACTACGGCGGATCGAACTCGCACCGCACCGCGATTCTTGAACAGGGAATGGAGTGGATGCAAGTCAGCGTTGCGCCTGATGATGCGCAGTTCATCGAGACTCGCCATTTCTCCATCGAGGAAATATGCCGCTGGTTCCGCGTCGCCCCGTCGAAGGTTCAACACCTCATCCGCGCGACCTACAACAATATAGAGCATCAGAACATTTCTCACGTCGTCGATACGCTCATGCCGTGGCTCGACCGATGGGAGCAGGAAGTATCTCACAAGCTGTTGGCGAACGAGCCTGACGTATTCGCAGAGCATATGGTGAACGGCCTGCTGCGCGGCGACAGCAAGGCCAGGGGCGAGTATTACAGAACAGTCTTTTCCGTCGGAGGCATTACGATCAACGAAATCCGCGCGCTCGAAAACATGAACCCCATCGGCCCCGAGGGCGACGTGACCTATGTACCGAGCAACATGACCCCGGCGAAGATCGCCATGACCGGCCAGGTGTCGAGCGGAAAGTCAACTCCGAAAAAGGAAGCGCCGCCGAGGGAGTCCGCAAACGAGGTTACTCTATTGCCGACGGTGGAACGTGCAAACCTATCCGCCGCCGTGCTGCCGGTATTGGAGGACGCCTGCATGCGCGAGGCTCGGCGCATTACGCGCGCGGTCGAGCGCCTGGCGCAGAAGCACTCCGGCGCGTCTGACCATGCCGCGTTTAACAACGCCGTCGAAAAGTTCCTGGCCGAGGAAAAGGATCATCTGTTGCAGGCAATGCTACCCGGAGTAGGCGCGCATGCGCAACTGATGGGCCGCACGTTCTCCGCTCCGGCGTTGGCGGCGTGGTGCAGCGACGTATGCGCCATGATGTCTTTATCTGTAAAGTCGTCGGCTCCGACTGCATATCTCGAATATGCTCAACAGTCGGCAGCGGTGTCGTCAACAGTTTTTAACGGGATTAAACAATTCATAAACGAAAAGGAGAATAGCCATGCAGCTACCGCTTGACGTGTTCTGGTCCATCTTCCCGCCGTCGCTCAATTCCGCTCTCGCGTCCATCCGCGAGGCGAAGCTGCCGACCGCCGCCATGGTCGACGAGCGGCAAGACGAAATCCGCCTGCCTATCTCCATGCAGGAAAACGGCATTGCCGTCGTATCGCTTTTGGGACCGATGATGCGTAACGGCGGATGGATTGCCGACCTTCTCGGTTTTGCCAGCACAGACCGCGTGCGCCTGGCGGTAGAGACGGCGGCGAAAGACCCAAACGTTAAACAGATCGTGCTGCGCGTCGATAGCCCTGGCGGGTCCGTCTCCGGCCTCGCGGAGTTGGGCGACGCCATCCTCGCCGCGCGCGAGCAAAAAAGCGTTATTGCCTATGTCGACGGCATGGCAGCGAGCGCCGCATATTACGCCGCCAGCCAGGCGGAAAAGATTTACGCCGGACGCACCGACATGGTGGGCAGCATCGGCACTATCCTGGCGCTCTACGACGATTCAAAATGGTTTGAGGCGAACGGCATCAAGCCGGTGATGATCGCCACGGCGGAGATGAAAACTGCCGGCTACCCCGGCGTAGAGATCACCGACGAGATGAAAGCCGAGTTCCAGCGCATCGTCGATTTCTATTTTGACGATTTTCTGTCCGTAGTTACGCGCGGCCGGGGCATAACGAAGGCGCAGGCCAAGGCCAACGCCGACGGCAATATATGGGGCGCGGACGAGGCGAAGGAGCGCGGCCTTATCGACGGCATCCGCAAGTATGGCGAAGCGCCCGGCATCAAGAAAGCGCCGCAGAGCCGCACGCGAGTAAAGGCGGCGATCATGGGGGCGGTTACGAATTAGGTCTTGAACCGCAGAGACGCGGAGGCGCAGAGATGGATCTATGGATTGTTGGGAAAGTTACAGAATATCCTGCATGGGAGTTTATTGGCGTTTTCGATACGGAAATAAAAGCTATAAACGCCTGCATACAAAGATGGTATTTTGTAGCGCCAGTAACTCTTAACTCTATCTGTCCGGACGAAACGGTTCCTTGGGATGGTGCATATTATCCAAATAATAAAATTTCCGAAAGCAGTTGACAACAATATACCAGTATGGTATAAGTCAATTGCAGAGTATTTAAGGCGATGCTGTTTGCACCGCACGGGGATAAAGAAATGACCTGAAATAAGCAATAGAGGTTTGCTTCCAGACGCGCGCCGAGCCGCGCCGACGGATGCGACAAATTAATTTATGGCATGACGCGCATGCCGCAACAGACAGGCGCGGAAAGCCGGGGCCCACGTAAGGCGTGGGGTTCCGACTTTCCGCGCCTTTTTTTGTTTCACTGTTTCGGAGGATCGAACATGACGCTCAAAGAATTGAAGGAAAAATACGCAGGTCTGACCGCCCAGGCCAAGGCGATTGTGGACAAGGCGGACACCGAGAAACGCGAGATCACCGACGAAGAGGCGAGGCAGGTCGATGCACTGTTCGCGGAGCAGACCGCGCTCCAGGCGCAGATAAAAACCGCCGAGGCGAACGAACAGCGCCGCGCGCGCATCTCCGCCGACGCCGCGCATCTGGCGCAGCCTGCCGGCCGGCGCACGGCGCCGGAAGCTCCTGCCGCGGACCGCGCGGTTTCGAGCGGACAACGCGACAACCTGATCGACGATCCGCAACATGGTTTCCGCTCCATCGGCGAGTTCTGCCGCACGGTTCGCAACGGCAGCCATCCCGGCTTTTCGGACGAGCGCCTGCTCAAAATCGGCGCAGCCTATGGCCAGACCTCCGAGAGCGGCGAGGAAGGTGGCTTCCTGATTCCGCCCGAGTTCAGCAATCGCATCGTTGAGCGCATGGGCACGGAACTTCCGATCCTCGACCAGTGTGACCGCCTCACCATCGGTGGGAACAGCATCACGATTAACGGCATGGCCGACCACGACGCCAGCAGCACCACCTACCGTTATGGCGGCGTAGTGGTCTACTGGGTTGGCGAGGGAGACCAGATCACCCGCAGTAACCTCAAGTTTCGCCAGGTCAACCTGAACCTGCACAAGCTGGCGGCGCTCGCGTACTGCACCGACGAGGAACTGGAGGATACCAACTACTCGCTCGGCACGCGGTTGCTCGATAAGTTCGGCATGGCCATCGGCGACGAAACGGTCGAGGCTGTCATGCACGGCACCGGCGTGGGCAAGCCGCTCGGCGCGTTCGCCAGCGACGCCTGCGTCTCCGTCTCCGGCGAGACCGACCAGGCGGCAGATACCATCGTCGCGGAAAACATCATCAACCTGAACTCGGTAATCTGGTCGCGCTCGCGCGGCGCCGGCAACTGGTACTATAACGGCGAGTGTCTGCCGCAGCTTGAAACCATGGCCCTGAACGTCGGCACCGGCGGCATCGCCGCCTATTGGCCGGCCGGCGGTCTTTCGAGCGCCAGCCCCGCCAGCATCAAGGGTCGCCCCGCCTACGAGACCGACCATATGGCGGCGCTCGGCGACGCGGGCGACATCGGCTTTGCCGACTGGTCGCAGTACTTCCTCGCCACGCGCGGCACGCCGCAGATGGCGATGAGTATCCACCTGCGCTTCGACTATGCCGAGACCGCGTTCCGTGCCACGTGGCGCGTCGACGGCCGCCCGGCGTGGGAGACGACGTTGAAGCCGCGCAAGAGCGCGAGCACGCGCCGCGTGTCGCCGTTCGTGAAGATGGCCGCGCGCGCGTAGTCAAAACATAAACCCTCTGAAAGGAGACGAAACCATGAAGCTGCTTGAACAGATCCAGATCCATCCCATTTGGCCCGCCTACGTCGTTGACGACGCAGACGACGACACGGTCGCGACCGGCGATTACGTGAGCATGGAGAACTACGAAAACTTGCTCGTCCTGATCGCTTTTAACGACGGCAGCGCCACCAGCGGAGACATCGACATCGAACTGTACCAGGCGACCGACACCAGCAACAGCCTGTCGGACGCCAAGGCCCTGAACGTATGCGAGACCGGACGAATCTACTCCAAGGTCCACGCGAGCGACCTCTCGGCAGTTGGCCAGTGGACGAAGGTGACGCAGGCCACTGCCGACGAAATCTACGACGACGAGACGAGCGGCGAGGAACTCGGCATGATCGCCATCGAGGTCAAGGCGAGCGACCTTGATGCGACGAACGGTTTCACCGCCGTGCGCTGCGACCTTGACACCGTGAGCTCCGCAAAGCTGGTTTGCGGGCTGTACATCCTCGGCGGAGCGAAGCTCCCCAACGCCCCGGAGCTCATGGCCTCGGCGCTGTAATTTATCCCCGCGCACCCGCCCGGCCCAGCCTCGCGCGCGGCCGGGCGGTTTGCGCGCCCATCGGCAAGGAGGACAAATATGTTCAAGCGCAAAAATGCCGGCCGGCTCTACAGCAAATGGTCCGGCGGAAACATGGTGCTCTACCCCGGCGACTGCCACGGAAACGAATGGTTCGCCGATTCGGTGAACGGCTCAGCAACTGCCAGCGGCAGGTCGTGGGAAGATGCGATCAGCACCGTCGCCGCAGCCGTGGCTCTCGCCAGCGCCGGCGACACCGTCTACATCCGCGGCAGCTTTTCCGAGGCGGTCGAGGTCTCGGTGGCAGGACTGCGCATCATCGGCAGCGGCACGCGGCCAAAAGAAGCGCAGTGGACGGCGGACGCCGATGCCATCTGCCTCACCATCAGCGCGGCGTACTGCGAGGTGGCGAATATCTATTTCCGCCCGCCCGCATATACGGCCGGCACTCCCGCCGCGATCCAGGTCGGCGGCGCCGATTACGCCTACATCCACGACTGCCGCTTCCAGGGCAAAACAGCCAGCCATCAGGCGATCTACTCGCCGGTCTGCGACAGCGACAACGTCGAAATTAGCGATTGCGAATTTTACTACCTGAACACCGCCACCTACGGCGCGGCTATTCTCGGCGTGGAGACTGGCGGCGCGTTCTACTCCGGCTGGCGTATCCTGCGCAACACGTTCTCCGGCTGCGTTACGGCGGTCAACATCGCCGGTCGCGGCTGCCGCGTCGAAGGCAACATGTTCATGGAATACGGCACCCCGGCGGCGGGCGGCGAAGCGGCTGCGGTCTGCACGCTGGCGCTCGATCTTTCCGGCGCGCAGAGCGGCGGTAACTGCGTAACCGGCAACACCATGATGGGCGACTACTCTACCGCCGGCTTGTATAAGCCCGGCACGAATGGCGATTGCTGGATTGGCAATTTCGCCGCCGACACGGCTGAGACGGAAGTCGGCGACAACGGAATCACGATTGCCGTACCGGCAGCCTGATATGCCGATAGGAGGAAAAGTCTATGTCCATGAAACCGTGCCTTCCGGAGAGCGGAACCGACGCCACCGGAGCGGATACATACGCCGATGTAATCAACGGCATATCGCGCGAGTGCCATAACCTGTCGGCCTATTGCGCCACGCACCCGGCTATCATTTCGCTTAATGACGGCACCACGGATCATCTGCATATCGCCGCCGGTGTGCAGTTTGTTTTCCACGGGATGGTGATTCCCAAGGCCGCGGTAATCCAGGCCAAGAACGCCGGGGCTGGAAATAACTATGCAAGCCTGATGGTATCTGTCTGGTAGGAGAACCGAATGCCGGGAACGGTATTGACCACGGCGCCAGCTACCGAACCGGTCACCGCAGCGGAAGCAAAGACGCATCTGCGCGTGGACCACAGCGACGAGGATACCTACATCTCGTCGCTCATTACGGCGGCGCGGCAATCTGCGGAGCGCTTCACGTCGCGGCAGTTTATTACCGCGACGTGGAAGCGCACGCTCGATGTGTTCCCCGGCTGCATGGGTGCGATCCTGCTGCCGCATCCGCCGCTCCTCACCATCAGCTCGATCAAGTATTACGACGACAACGGCACGCTGACGACGCTCTCCGCTTCGGTCTACCAGGCAGACACCGCCGCCATCGTAGGCTATGTAGTTCCGGCCGTCAATGAAGAATGGCCGACCACGCAGTCCGGGAAGGTGAACGCCGTTGAGGTCACCTATACCGCAGGCTATGGCGACGCAGACGACGTTCCAACCGCGATCAAGCAGGCGTTGCTGTTGACCATCGGCCATTGGTACGAAAACCGCGAGACCGTGAACCAAGGTACGGCCATGCATGAAATGCCCATGGCCGCCACCTATCTCTTAACGCAGTATTCAGTCCCGGAGTATTAACCATGCAGGCAGGCCGTCTCCGCCACCGGCTGATGATTCAGAAGCCTACCGACACGCTGGACGATTTCGGCGCGCCGTCGCGCGCCTGGTCGGCGGTGGCGACGGTGTGGGGCGCGGACGAACCGTTGCAGGGCCGCGAGCGGTTCGAGGCGCAGCAAGTCGCGCCCGAACTTTCGCGCCGCGTGCGCATCCGGTACAAGGGCGCGCTCAATACCGCCATGCGAATTTTAAGCCCGCGCGCGACGACGCTATTGGCCGCGGCGATCACGACCACCGATGGCACGGCAATAACGGTAACGGCCGATTTCGGCGTCACTGCCGGCAATGCCTTCCGCGTGTTGATCGATTCGGAACTCATGGAGGTTACGGCCGGACACGGCACTACCTCCTGGACCGTAACGCGCGGGGTAGACGGCACCACGGCAGCCGTGCATGCGAGCGGCGCGCAGGTGCGGCTGCTCGCTCAACTAGGTATCCAGTCTATCGTCAACCACGACGAGCGTGACCGCGAGTTGCAATTGCTCTGTACGGAGACGCAGCAATGGGACTCGTAAGCACGTCCTATAACCCCGCTCGCGGAGCATTCGGCGGTAAGCCGTCAGGCGGCGGAGGTTCGTCTCTTGGCGGAGGCGGTTCCGGCGGCATTGGTGGCGCGGGCGGGATGGTGGCCGAAATCAAGCTCGACGAGCTAAGCCTGCGCCGCATCAAGAAGGCGTTTGAGGTGCTGCCGGATAGGATCGCTCAGAAGGTGCTAGGCTCATCCGCGCGCTTCGCCATGACACCGGTCATCAAGGAGGCGCGCCGCCGCGTGCCGGTGGAGCATGGAGTCTTGCGCAAAAGTCTTGGCTCGCGCCTGCGCAAGTACAGGGGAGGAGATACCGTCTTTGTTGCCGTCGGTCCGCGCAACGGTTTTCGAGATCCGCAGACCGGACAAAACCCGGTGAACTACGCGCATCTCGTGGAGTTCGGCACCGGGCCGCACGCCATTCGAGGAAAAAAAGGAGTTCTAAAAATCGGCGGTCTCGTGATCCGCGGTGGCGTGCATCACCCCGGCGCGAGGCCGCAGCCGTTCCTGCGCCCGGCGCTCGATACGCAGCGCCGCGAAGTCCGCGCTCGCTTTAACTACCGCATCAACGTCGGCATCGAACGAGAGCTAAAAAAACTGGCAGTCACTTTTTCCGGAGGAGGCGGCATATGAACAGCATCAAGACTACGGTGATGGGAATCGCGTCCATTCTGGTGGCGCTCGGCTCCGCGGCGCTGGCGCTCGTAGACGACGACCCGACGACTGTCGTCAATATCGAGGCTACTATTGCCGCCGTCATTGCCGGCATCGGCCTCATCATGGCGCGCGATAACAGCAAGACGAGCGAGGAGGACGGCGCCAAGTGAGCATGCTGGCCGAGTTTGTCGGGCGCGTGCTGCGCTGGCTATTGGTTGGTTGGCTGCAAGCCAGGGAGGAGCAGAGCCATGAAGCGATCGAGGTTAAAAAGGACGCTGCTGTTTCTGCTGATCCCGGCGATTACCCTGAGCTGCGGGTGTAGCCTCTGGCCGTCTAAGCCGGTGTACATGCCGGTGGGTAGCCGGGTGGAAGTCGCGCGCACGGCGCGCCTGAATTGCTGGGTCGTAAATTCACAGACCGGAAAGCGCGAACGGCGCGATGTGGAGTTTACCGCAGGCTACAGCGTCGCGCGTATCAGGACCGAGTAACGTCGTGAAATGCCTGCTGGTGGCGCTGTTCTTCATCGCCGTTATATTACTCACCATCGGAGTACTGACAGGGAGACGCAGATGACGTCGGCAAGAACGGAAAACGGGTCCGGCGCCGCCATGCGCGTGGTCGTATTCGTCGGTAGCATCCTTACCGTAACAATAGCTTTGCTTGCGTATATTTCCACCGCCTACGCTAGCTGCGACCGCGTCGATGCCCAGGACAAACGCATGGACAACTACCAGATCGAGATGCGCGAACTGCGCAAGGAATTATCCGCCGATCAGCGCGAGACGCGCATACAGATCCGCGAGCAGTTCGATTCGCTGCGGAAGGAATTGAAAGGCAACAGGCCGTGACTATCTGCCGCCATTGCGGCGCAGCGCTCAATAATCGAGATCACGACTGCGAGGGCGGACTGTGCGAGGCGTGCCGGGAGTTCGGCTTCGCTACCGCGCGCGAGGAAGAGGCTCGCCGCGAACTGCGCGACCGGCAGCGCCGCGAAGCGCGTAAACAAAAGCGACGAACCTAGGAGTCAGACATGGGTACGATGCTGATCGAGGAAGCCATGCGCCGCCGCCTGTCCGCCTCGGCCGGACTGGTTGCCGTCGTGTCTACGCGCATCTATCCGCTGGTGGCAGCGCAGACAGCCACGCTGCCGTACCTCGTCTATACGCGCATCGACGGCGATCCGGATCACCACATGTCTGCCGAGTCAGGGTTTGCAACTATGCGCATGCAGATCGATGCCTATGCCGCCTCATACACTGCGGTAAAGGCGCTGGCAAATCTCGTGCGCCTGGCTTTGAACGGCTACCAAGGCACGGTAACGGCCGGCGAAAATTCGGTCAACATCGGCAGCATCCAGATGGAGAACGACCAGGACATCGCGCCAATCCTCTCCGACGGCGAGGACGTGCCGCGGTACTACCGCGTCACCCAGGACTATATCGTCACGCACAGTCAGGACGTGCCGACGTTTTAACGCAACGCAAAACTGTAGAGGAGGAAACAGAACATGGCACATGACGGACACGGAACTACCATCACTTTCGGTACCAGCGGATTTTCCGCCAACCTGATCGACGTATCCGGACCGAGCGTCGAACGTGGAAGCATCGACACCACGCACATGGCGACGGCCAGCGCTCTGACATTCATTCCGGCTGACCTCTATGATCCGGGTGGGGTTGAGTTGACGTTCGAGTTTAACGGCGCTGACAATCCTCCGATCGATGCAGTGGCCGAGACCATCACTATCGATTGGGCAGGCGCGTCCGGTACCGGCAATTGGTCCGGGTCGGGCTTCATGACCAACTACAAACCCGGCGCCACCATCGGCGAGCGCATGACCGCCACGGCCACGCTCAAACTCACCGGCCCGCTGTCGCCTGTAACCTGACGGATTGCATCCGGTGCATCTTGTGCGCTTTGCTGACGCCGGCGCGCAGATAAAACAAAAAGGAGAACGATATGCCCACTGGAACCATCAACATCAACGCCACGCTCGGCGGAATCAGCATCACCGGGTCGATGGCGAGCAGCGATGCCGGACTGATCAACCACGAAGTCACGCTCAGCGCCGGAGTAGCCGGAACGCTTTCTACCCGCGGCGGCGATACGGCTGGCACGCTGACGCTCGCGGCCGACCACGGCATCACCGACGGACAGGTGATCGATATTTACTGGACTACCGGCGTTGCCTACGGCGCTACCGTTGGCACCGTGTCGGGCACATCGGTGCCGTTCACCGGCGCTGCTGGTGACGTGTTGCCGACCGAGGATGACGCTATTATCGCATGCGTCGTTACCACTATCGATACCGATTTCGACGGCGACCTGGTGTCGATGATTCTGGTGCAGGCGACGCAACGGGCGCACCTGAATTTTATCGACAGCGGCACCGCCAGCCTGGAGACGGTCGAAATCGCCGCCGCTAACGGCTGGTGGGCGTGGGACGAAAACATGTCCTACACCCGGCCCATCACCGGCAACCCGGTCGATGCCATCATCGCCAGCTCCGGCAGCGCCACCGCAGCCACGCTCAAGGTGGCGGTGCTCTACGACTCTGACGGTTGACGGATTGCATCCGTAGCATTTTGCGCGCTTCGCTTCGCTGGCGCGCTAGCGGCATAGAAAAGGAATTTTTGAAAAAAGGGAACCGCGATGTCAGACGAGGAAAAGAACGATCAGCCGAAATGCACCATGTCCGGACCCGTGCCGACGCCGGAGAGCGACGAGGAACAGGACGATGCGCAATCCCTGCCGATGCTGTCGCGCGACGACATTCTTGGCTGCGACGACCGGCGCATGGAAGCGGTTGCCGTCCCGGAGTGGGGCGGTGCGGTATTCGTCCGCGTGCTGGGCGGAGACGAAGGCCAGCGCTTTGAGGAATCAGCGACGAAGGACGACGGCAATATCGACGGTGCATCGTTCCTGGCCGGGCTCGTGGCGGCGAGCGTCTGCGACGACGAAGGCCGCACGCTCTTCACCGCCGCCGACGTAGAGGCGCTTAAACTAAAATCGTTCGCTGCGCTCAAGCGCGTATTCGCCGCATCCAGCAAGCTGAACGGCTACACCAAGAAGGACGTGGACGAAGCGTTAAAAAACTGACCCGCCTTCCCGGGCTGAAACTCTGGTTCGATCTCGCGAGCCATCTCGGGAAGGGCGTAGCGGAAGCGCAACGCACGATAGACCGCTGGGAGCTCATGCATTGGGTGGCATGGTTCCGGTTGCAGGACGAAGAACAGGAACGCGCGCAGTTTAACCGCCTGCCGCCTCCGCCTCCTGGAATACCGCATCAGGCGACAGTGGAAAAGATGCAGAACGTATTTCGGACCATGGGACTATTCAAGGAAACGTAGATGGCCCTGATCGGAAAAATCGTCGTCGGACTGTCAGCGAATATTGGCAGTTTTCGCAAAGATATGCGCGCCGCAGGCGGCGTCATCTCGACGTGGCAA